TTCTCTCTCTTTTTTAACTTCAATTATAATGTATCACATGATTCGATTCGTGTCAAGTAAATTTTTTCCATCGCATTCAATTTACCAAGAACACTTGCAACCCCAAGTAAACCAGAGTATTTTTCATCACTCGCACCCTCATTTAAATTTATGAGTGCAAGTTCTAATTCTTTTTTCATCTCTTGTATCGTTTCTAAATCCATCATAACCTCTCTAATTATCCATCAAAGTCACAAGCAAATTGTCCGTTTGCAACTATCTCATCTTGTATCATTCTCTGTGCAGAGTAGAAAATCTCTTTCGCACCATCATGAGTTTCAAACCCATACTCATTTGCAAAGTCCATAGAACTTGAGAAAAACAATCTATCTTCAAACACATTGATGTTCTTAGTGTCTAGTATGTACTTTAACGTCTTGGCGGTCTTAGCCCAACCAACCTTGTTACCAGCACCGATGTAAACACCAACACCACCATTTTCTGCATCAATAAAAACTGTTTCGTTTGTCATATTTTTTTCTCTCTCTTTGTTAACTTCACTTATAATATACAACAAAAAAAGGGGTCTGTCAACCCCTTTCTTTAAGTGTTTGTTTTTGTTGGTGAAATTCGTAGATATTCTTAGTCGTCTAAATCGTTTTTCATATCCCAGGCCCAAGTGATTCGTTTTGTCTTGGACATCTCTGTTTCATAATATTTGTTCGTCTTGTCGTTCATATTTGCGAGATGATAACCAGCATCTTCATCAAATCTTCTTATCTCCTCGTATATTCTGTAGTTCGCAGATAATTGTCTGGATCTCTGCATTCCTAACCATATTCTTCTTATTACATTGTTAACATAGTCGCACACCACACAGGTGCTATCGTAAACTGCACTTGCAACTGACATTCTTCTTACCTCTTATTTTCTGAAATGATATGTCCTTGAATGGACACAGAACTATTTATAATAGTTTAGAGTTAAATTAAATGCATAGTTCCGTTGCGTTTTATGTACGTCTGAGAAATTGTTGCATACCACCTTTTCGAATGTCTGCGACCCTCTTGGGGTCTGCGACTCTTCTTCTGGTTCTTGCAATACGACCTGTTCCAAGAGTCCCACGTTCACCCTCTGCTTTCTTCTGCAGCTCCATGTTGATCCACTGTTGTGCTCTCTTGTTTTGTATTTTCTTGTTCGCAAGTTTTTTTATTCTCTTGAAAACAGCAGTGAACACATCCTCTTTTGCGTCATTGTTGTCAACAATTATAAAGTTACCTTGAAAGTAATTATTGAACTTACCAATATTTTTCTGTACATCGTTCCATGATTGAACAACAAGTGGTTCTGCAAGTTTTCTATCTCTCTCTGCGTTTCTTTGTAATGCGACATCAAGTGATGTGTTTACAAATATCATATGTGTATCATAACCTAACGCTTCAAGTTGTCTTGCTTGGTTGGTTATCTTATCATAGTCTTTACCTGTACCATCTATGATAAGTCCTAACCTACCATCAATATAGTTCTGTTGTAATCTTTTAGTAGTTTTCTTTGCGACATCTCTGATACGATCTCTCTCTATGTCTGCCATCTTTCTGGTGTCAAGAGAGTATCCAGCATCTTTCAATCTCTTTTCAAATGCCTCATCTGAGTTGACTATTCTCATTCCAAGACCACCAGTGGTTCGTCTTACTACATAAGACTTACCACTACCTGGCCCGCCTGCAAGGAAGAACGCTTTAAATATATTGGGGTCGTAAACTCCCTCTTGTAAATCTTAAAAAATTAAATTTCTTTAGTTTCATTCTGGATTTGTTTGTCATATATTTGTTGCTCCTAATTAATGTTAATCATAACGAATATAGATTACTCCTTTCTATGCTTGTTTCGCATAATAATTATTCATATCTGCGACTGTTATATCCCCACCACTGGTTGGTCTCCAGCCTGGATTTTGTTTCCATGCAGGCGACCCAGATTTGTAAACAACACTAGATAAACTTCTGTTTGCATAGGCAGGGGCACCTTGCATGATACCAAGTTCATTACTTCCATTGTAGTTCCATCTATCAAGGTATTGGTCATATACTCCTAGTTGATCAGTTGCACTCATACCTCTAACACCTTGAAGTGTGTGGTTTGTTCCAAATTTTTTGTTGATATCATCAAGTGCTGGTTGGGTGAATTGAAAAAGACCAGATGCATTCGTATTTTTATTTCTTGCACCTGTGTCAAATGCACTCTCTCCCTTAATTGTATTGTAAATTTTTTGTTTTGAAAATCCTTGGCCTGGATATTTCTTTTCCATCTCTGCAAGTTTTGCTTGAAACTCTGGGTCATCTTCTAGTCTCTGTTGTGATAGTCTTCTTCCAAGTTTACCTGTAGATGAAGTTGATACATTACTTGTTTCTCCACTTGGTGTTGGTTTGACTGACTCTGATGATTGAGTTGTGTCTGCACCAGATGGCCTAGTGCTTTCACCTTGTGAGTTAGACTCTGCAAGTCCATCTTTTACGACCACCATTGTCATGACATGAGTTTTTACTGGTGGAGAAAATGTATGTCTTAGTTCTTTTATTAGATAGTCACCACTATAAAATTTTACTATGTTACCATCATTATCATCACCACCTATAGTATTAACATTCACAGTAATTACATCACCCACTGCAACTCCAGTATAACCATGAGTGTCCATTTTAATTTTTAGACCCTCAGTCAACTCTAAAAATCTTGACTGACGTTCTAATATGGCATCAAACCTTTTATTTGGTGTTTTCTTAAGCTCAAATGACATATCCATGTCACCACTTTTGGATATTGGTATCACACTTGTATTTGTATTTTCAATATCATCTGGTGATGCATCACCAAGTGAGTCTGCTGTGTACACTCTTTCACTAATACCACCCTCTATTCTATCATACTTTTTGTAGTATTTGTCATCTAAGTAATTATATTTTTTTGTCTCTAATTTTTTATGGTAAAAATTATGTTCTATGACATTTCCACCCATCATACCAGCGTGTGCATTTAGTAATAAGTCATGTCCATTTATAAGTGACATATCAAGTATTCTTCTATAACTTTGTATCACTTTACCAGAGTCTACATCTTTTCCATTATATTCTTCATCAGTTGCTTTATCACCAAAATGAAACTGTCCTCTGGATTGTTGTTTGTACATATGTTGGAGTGTTCTAAAAAATATACCATTTTTGTTTTCATAGTAAACGTAATTTGGAGAACCATCCTCTTTTGATATAGCTTCTTTCGTAAGGTTTTGTATAAAAGTATGAGGATTTATATTCTGCATTAATATAGAACGACTTCCTAATGTCGGTTCTACAAATATCTTATCTTGTGGTAAACCAAGTTCATTTTTAAGTAAATCTTCAACCATTTCACCAATATTTGATTTTGAGTTTACATATGATTTTGATATCTTTTTTGTGGAGTTAACAAGTGCGTGTTCAGAGATAAATTTCAACTCATAAAACTGAGCACCTGTTGCTATCGCATCTCTGGATTGTACTTTGTTTATAACAAATCTACGTTCTATGAAATCAAATATTTCACCTTCAAATATATCTTCTTTTTTTATCTCTGGTGATGGTGTTTTTATTTTCATTGTGAGTCTTTCTTGACCCACAATAGGAAACTTATTGATAAATTCTTTCGTATCAGTTATGAGAAGATTACCAGTAAGAGAGTGACGAAACATATCCTCAAATACATTTATCTCAGTAATTGTCACATCACTGTTTGCATCCAATCTTACCGATTGTCCATCTGGTGATGTAATCATCACCTCTAAAAATTCAACCTCTCCAGCGTACTGGACACCCTGTCTTGACATTAAATAACACTCTCTTTTATAAGTATTTCAAACTCTTCAACAAATTGATCTATGAAACGAGGGTCAATTAATTTTATTTTTCTTTTTTTATCTTGTTCTCGTTCCTCATACTCTCTATTTGTGACTATGGTTGCAGAACTATAGAAATCTGTATCACCAGTATATAATGCCTCATTAGAGTAAACATCAATTGTTGATGATGTATCACCAGATGTTTGTGCAATTTCATAATGATGAACTCCATCTGGATTACTATATTTTTCATTTATATATGTATTAAATTGTTGTTCGTACATTGGCCATTGATGGTATCTATCTGTTATATCATTTGCCAATAACACCACCCAATGAAGTGTTGGGTCATCGTACAGTTTGTGTGCGATACTCTCTGGAGTATCACCACTTCTTATGTCGTAAGTGTCGTACAACATCACATTATCTTTTATCTTTGAACGTATAGCAACCCTTCTCAGAAGATTTGTAACAACGACTGAACTCCCCTGTCCTTTTGCATCATACAATATTTTAGGAAAATCTGAAAAATACATTAGTAACCCTCGAAAACTCTCTCTCTGGTGATAAGTTCCATTTCTTTAAAATTCAACGTGATTGTAGTTTCCATAGGTGGAGCTCCATCTGCATTTGCATCAAAAGTTTTATATCTATCTCCACCATATGCAACATTCATGTTTTCTAACACACACGTTGATATGTGATGTAAAAAATGATTTGAATTTTGTAAATACATATATTGAATATCAAAAGTGTTAGGAACTAAAAATCTTCTTCCCCCTCTATTTCCACCGACAAACTCTGGTAACATATTTGATTTGAATGCAAAAACTATATCTCTGATATCTCTCGACTCTTGTTCACTTTTAGGTATCATCTTAAAAGTGTATTGAAAGTTTCTTTTGTTTATACCCTTAAATGCAAGTTCAAGTCTATCTGCAATTACATTTCCCTCTTTCATCTCAAATGCTTCTTTCACTCCTTGAAAGCCAGGTATTACACCAATACTACCCAACATAAATTGTTGAAGACTATTTGCAATTTCTGGGCCCATTTTACCAAGTTCTCCTATCGCATCACTACCACGACCAGCAAGTACATCGTTGTATGCGTTCAATGCTTGTTCTGTTACTGCACCAACTTGTGTGTCTTGATATTGAGCACCATAAGTTACTTGCACCGATGCAGGCATATACATTGCGATTGCAGTTGACAATCTTTTTGTTGGTGCTCGTGATATTCTTATAGTTGAGCCTGAGGTTCTTTTGCCATTGTCAACAAGAGTAGGTTTTGCCACTGGTGTTCTAGCCAGACCAGTAGATGGGTCAATAGGATTATCATTTACTACTTGTTGTGGTAAAGTATCAGAGTATTGTTTTGAGGTTGGTTCATATTTCCCTGTGAGTGCTTTATATTTGTTTATGTACGATGGAATACTATAAGTTCTACTTGGGTCATCTGCGACACTACCACCACCAGCTCTATCACCCATTCTTAACTGTGCCCTATCTTGTTCATTGATGTAGAACATAATGTAATGTCCGTGATTACCAAGGCCTGGGTCTGCGTTTGCAACATCAGATGGAAATTGTAGAATTTTTGATGGTTTAGTTCCACTAAACTGATCTGGTGTTATGCCACGAGGAATTTCTCCACCCATTGCACCAGGCGAGTTCCTTAGTTTACTAGCAGGATTTATTGTAGACTTTTGGGGTGGTTTAGTTTTTGTAGCTAGTGTTGTATAACCCTGTGTTGGTGGTTCAAAATTTCCAATCTCAGCCATTATACCATCTCCTATAATCTTTATAAGTATTTATACATGAAGTCGTATAAAGGTAAATACTATCCACTCAACCCAAAGAAATACAAGGGTAATCCATCTCAAGTTGTCTATCGTTCACTCTGGGAACGAAAACTTATGGTCTATTGTGATAAGAACGAAAAGGTTTTAGAGTGGGGTAGTGAAGAAATCATCATACCCTATATGTCACCAAAAGATGGTAGACTGCACAGATACTTTCCAGATTTCTATATGAAAGTTAGACAGAAAGATGGAACAACTAAAAAGTTTATCATTGAGGTTAAACCTAAAGCTCAATGTAAAGAACCTGTCAAAAACCCAAAACGTAGAACTCGTAAGTGGTTGAATGAAGTATTCACCTACGCAGTCAATCAAGCAAAGTGGAAATCAGCAGAGGAGTTCTGTAAAGACCACAATATGGAGTTCAAGGTTTTAACTGAAGATCATCTCTTTCCTCAGTATAAATAGTTATATGGCAATCAAGAACTTCATACAACAGGTACAACAGTCTGCAAAAGGTAGACCAAAATCTACTGAGTGGTACAGAGATAAAATAAAAGAGTTTGGCACACCTAAGGCTCTTGACCTTATTCGTGATGGTAAACAAGCAAAGTCACCCTTTGGTGGTAGATTAAATATGTTTGTCTATGCACCCAAGTTTGCAAGAAAGTTACCATACTATGATACTTTTCCTTTAGTGTTACCAATAGAATCATACTCAGATGGATTTCTAGGTATTAACTTACATTATCTACCAATATCACTAAGGATTAGATTACTGGATAGACTGAATGACTTTAGTAATAACACTAAGTTCGATGAGTCTACAGTGTTAAATGTTAGTTATGACAAGGTGAAAAATTTACAATCAATCAAACCAACAATACATAAATATTTATCTGGATATGTAAGATCTCGTTTTCGTAGAATAGATGCAGACGAGTTTGTGATTGCAACATTATTACCAGTGCAGAGGTTTAAGAAAGCAACTGCAAGTCAAGTTTATAGTGACAGTAGGAGAATGATATAATGTCATTAGGAAGTTTAATACAGGGTGCAATAGGTAATCCTTTTGGAAGTCAAGTATCAGGAACTGCTTTCGGTGTTATAAATGATGTCTTAGGTGGTATGAGAAGTAAAGATGGTATAGCAAGACCAGCACGTTATGAAGTTGTTATACTACCACCCACAGGTGGTCAAAACAATCCAGATAGAGCAGGTCTGAGTCAAGGTGTTAGAGAAGCATCTTTAAAATGTGAAAACATTGCATTTCCAGGCAGGAATATAGATACCACACCAGACACAAACATATATGGCCCAACCAGAGAAATCGCAACAGGATTTTCTTTTGGGGAGTTGAGTGCAAGATTTCAAATGAGTTCAGATATGAAAGAAAAATTATTCTTTGAGTCGTGGCAAAAACAATCATTCAATTCACAAACTTGGTCAATGGGTTATTATAATGATTATATTGGTAAACTTCAAATTTACCAACTAGACGAACAAAATGAAAGAAGATATGGTGTTGAATTGTGGGAGTGTTTTCCAAAAAATATTGGACAACAGGTACTAGACTACGGAACTACTGATCAACAACAAAAACTTGATGTTACATTTTCATATAGATATTGGAAAAATTTAGGAACAGAAGCAAAATTACCACAAGCACTAGGAGATAGACTAGGTGACGTACTTGTTAATAGGTTGACCACGACTGCAACCAGACAATTGGACTCTGCAATACCAAGAGTTGCTCAACGATTAGGTCAATTTTTTAGATAATATATTATTATAAAGGATGATAAATTATGGCACTACCCAGAATTGATACACCAACGTATCAAACAAATCTTCCATCTACAGGAGAATTAATTAATTACAGACCTTTTTTAGTAAAGGAACAAAAGATTATCATGATGGCAGAGGAAAGTCAAGATGATAATCAAATGATACAAGCAGTCGTTGACTTGGTTGGATCATGCACATTTAACAAAATAGATCTTTCTAAATCTCCAACTTTTGACGTTGAATATCTCTTTCTAAAGGTAAGGGGTAAGTCCGTTGGTGAAACGATGAACATAAATGTAATTTGTCCAGATGACGAGGTAACTACTACTGAAGTGCAAATCAAAGTTGATGATATAAATGTTGATAAGTTAGAGGGACATACAAATATTTTAGATATCACAGATACAATCAAGATGCACCTTAGATATCCTTGTTTATCTGATGTAGGCAACTTTAAAAACTTAGACACGACAGATGGTATTTTTAATGTATTGTATAAATGCATCGATGAAATACACTATGGTGATGATGTATACCATAGAATAGATATATCAGACAAAGATATTGAAGAGTTTGTAGATCAATTGACTACAGAACAGTTTGATAAATTGACAAATTTTTTCAATACAATGCCTAAACTTCGTCATGTCATACCTGTGACAAATCCAAATACAAATATTCAAAGTGAGGTAGTATTGGAGGGCCTCTCAAGTTTTTTAGGATAGCACTATCTCACGATAGTGTATTTAACTACTATAAAACAAATTTTGCATTGATGCAACATCATAAATATTCTTTAACAGAGTTAGAAAATATGATGCCGTGGGAGAGAGAAGTTTATATAGGACTTTTAAGTCAGTATATAAAAGAAGAAAATGAGAGAATAGAAAAAGAAAACGCAAAAATGAAACAATAGAGAGGTACTACAATGGCCGTTGAAGTAACAGTTGACCCAGAGGTCGCACAAAAAGTTGACAGAAATGGTGATGGTCACATTTCAAAAGAAGAAATGGAGATGAACTTGGAATTTAAAAGAAAAGAACTTGAAGATGCAGATGCTCGCAGAGATGCGATGCGTAAGATGACATGGTTCGCATTGATGGGTATGTTACTATATCCAGCAGGAATTTTAATTACATCAATGTTAGGATATGAGGAAACTGCAAAAATTATTGGAAATATTGCACCGACATACTTTGTTGCGATTTCAGCACTAGTTGCAGCTTACTTTGGTGCAAACGCATATGTAGATAAAAAGAAGTAGTATCATGGCAACCTTTGAGGATGTAGTAAAACAATTACAGATGAATAACAGAAGTGAGGCTGGTAGAGATAGTCGTCACACTAAAATGCTTGGTGAATTAAAACAATTAGGTGGTCAAACTGTAAAAGGTAATAGTAAAACAAATAAAGCAATAAAAGATGCATCTGATAAACAAACTGCAACCACAAAATCATTTGGTGAAGATCAGAAAAAAGAAATTATAAAAGCAAGAAAAGAAGCTACCGCCAAAAATAAAGAACTTCAAAGTTTGACAGGTAAAAATACCAAACTTATGAAAGATCAAGAAAAAGGGGATGCAAAGTTTAGAAAACAACTTATTGATGTTGAACTACAAGATCCAGATCTGAACCCTACTCAAAGAAAAGAATTAGAAAAAGAACGTGCAGCTTTGTCAGCAGGGTCATTGAAAGGTGCATTTAAAGGACTCAAAGAAGCATTTAGTGACTTTGCAAGTCCTCTCAAAAAATTTCTAGGTGCAAAAACAGGTATACCAGGCATCACAGTTGGTAGATTTGCATTGCTGGCTTCGTTACCTCTTCTCATAAAATTTCTAAGAAGTCAAGCATTCCAAGACATGATAACTTATCTAAAAGGGCCAGGAGGTGAGGTACTAAACCAAGTTGGTGCTGGATTGAAATTCATGTTAGAAAAAATTGGTGCGTTTATAGTATCAATAGGAAGTTTTTCTAAAAGTATTCAAAAATTTATGGAAGACCCATCCTTTGAAAGTTTCTTGGGAATATTTTCAGAGAATGGAACTTTCTTTGTTGGTATCACTGCACTTACTGCCCTACTTGCACCAAAATTATTGTTTGGGTCATTGAAATTAGGTATCAAAGCTTTCACTGGAGCACTTGGTTTTGCTGGTAGAAGATTGAGTTTTTTAACCAGAGGTCTTGCAGCTGCATCTGGTGCTCAACTACTTGCAGATGGAACTATAAAAGATAAAAATAAAGATAAAGATAAAGACAAAAAAGATAAAGATAAAGATAAAAAAGACAAAAAAGATAAAACTAAAAAAGTACCCACAAAAACTGATAAAGATGTAACACCAAAAACAGAGACAGAAACTAAAAAAACTGACAAACCTAAAAAAGTAGACCCAAAAACTGATACAAAAGTAACACCAAAAGCAGAAACAGATCCCAAAGTAGATAAAAATGCAACGAAAAATGCAACTAAAAGTACACTTAAAAAGACAACCACTACTGCTGGAAAAACTGGATTAAAGGTGATTGCTGGTGCAGCTAAATTTGCAGGGCCAGTTGGTCTTGCACTTACTGCTGGATTTAGTTTATTTGAAGGTATTAAAGCAGGTGTGGACGAATACAGAGAATCTGGTGATTTTAAGAGTGCAGTTAGACAAAGTGCTGGTGGGGTTGTAGAATCTCTTACGTTTGGATTAGTTAATAAAGATACAGTGGCTGATGCTCTAGGTGGTAGTGGCGAGGTATCTACTGGTTCAAAGAATAGAAAAGAGTCAAGAGATCGTGTTAAAGAAATGCACTCTGGAGGTTTCCTTGCAAGAGGTCAACTTGCGATGGTTGGAGAACGAGGTGCAGAATTAGTAATGACAAACTCACCAGCACAAGTAATGAGTGCGGCCAGAACAGAACAAATAGAAATGGCTGCAGCAAATAAGACAATGAATGGTGGTGGTGGAATGGGTAGTAATGTATTTGTAAATACAGGTGGTAACACTGCAACTAATGTTACCAGAAATGTTAGTTTTAGACCATCAGCTCATATAGATACTAATTTTGACAAGTATCAAAAA